CAAGGCTGGTTCAGAACGACCTCGTGGACATGGACAACCGCATCATCCGCACCGAGGAGTGGATGTGCGCACAGACCATGCTGGAGAACGGCTGCACCATGCAGGAGATGATCGACAACCAGACCAAGGGCGAGGCCAAGGTCGTGAAGTTCTACAACCCCGGCCACGAGAATGACCACCTGTACACTGTGGCACACAAGTGGTCTGAGGATACCGGCGACTTCTTCGGCGATGTTCCTGCCATGTGCCGTCTGCTGTCCAAGCGCGGCCTGCGCGCCGTTGACCTGCTGCTGGGTGCCGATGTGTACGATGCCGTCCTGAACATGGAAAAGGTTCAGCGTCTTCTGGATAAGAACTCCGGCATCATCGTCGGCAAAATCGAGCAGGAACTGAGCGTATACGATGGCGTTACCTACGGCGGCACCCTCAACTTCCGCGGCTATAAGCTGAACCTCATCTCCGTGGATGAAACTTACGTCGACACCGCCAACGCAGAGCAGCGTTACTTCCCGAAGACCGATGCGCTGATTACGGCTCCGGCCTGCGGTCACCTGATGTATGGTGCTATCACTCAGATCAACTACGGCGATACCCAGCACTCCACCATCGCCGCCCGCCGCGTTCCCAAGTTCAGCATCGATCAGGAGAACGATGTGCGTAAGATGAGCCTGAAGACCCGCCCGCTGGCTGCGCCCAAGAACTATATCCCTTGGATTCGCGCCAAGAACGTGGTCGGTTAAGCCCGGCCTGAAAGGAGTACACCGATGATTGTTGAAATTCTTTGCGGCGGCTACGGCTGCCCCACTAAGACAGGTGTTCACACTGTTTCGCGCGGCGAGCGGTGTGAGGTCAGCGATGCCGAAGCAGCCCGCCTTATCGGGCTGGGTGTGGCGAAATGCGCGTTTTCTGCGCCCACTGCCCCGGAAGCCGCCCCTGCGGACGTTCCGGCAACTGTGGAAGGTAACGACACCCCCGCAGCCGAAGCCTCGCAGAACGGCTCTGAGGCGGCACACCTCGACCCCGACCAGCTGCACGACATGACTGTTGCCAATCTGAAAAAGTTGGCCGCAGATATGGGCATCGACACCAAGCAGCTCAAGACAAAGGACGCACTCATTCAGGCTATCTGCGCCGAGGACGTTGCGCCCGGTGACGAGTGCACCGATGGTCCTGAACTGGCAGCTGCGATGCCTACGGCATGAGCGCCTTTAAGGACGCTGTGCAGGAAGACCTGAACAGCGTCTTTCTGAATCTGGATGAGTTCGCCGAAACGCACACGGTCTACTATGATGGAGAGGAATACCCTGACGTTCCTCTGGTTCTGACAGGCCTTTCTGAAAAGGAGCGTCGCCAGACCATCAGCGACCATGCGCAGGGTCTGTACCGGGTCAGCCGGGTGCTGCACTGCGATATTGCAGCCCTCGGCGGAAAGCAGCCGGAGAAGGATTGCAAGCTGGGCATTGACGAGGATGGATTCGTCCGAAACTACTATGTGGCATCCTCTGTCTGCGAGATGGGGATGCTGCGGGTGGAACTGGAGGCGATTGACGAATGAGTGATGTGACAACGGACACCATGATGCACAGCGTAGCTGCGGGCATTGCCGTTGACATTGCAGAGGAAGGATTTGACCGGGTGTCTGCCCTCCTCGCCGGGATTCCCGGAGGTGCCAATCGTGCTGTGGGATCTGCGCTGGCTCGCGCCGCTGCCGCCGGAAAAACGGTGGCAAAGCGGGCAGTCACGCAGGAGTATGCCATCAGCAGCAGCGAATTTTCCAACCGCACAAAGAATATCAACAACATCCAGCGGGGCAGCAATGGTGAGGTTTCCATCAACTTCGGCTACCGTGGCAGCGTTATCCCCCTTAGAGTTTTCGACACCAAGGTGGACCGCAGCGGCCGCGTGGTAACTCGCGTGAAGAAATCCGGCGCAAGACAGGCACTGGACCACGCTTTTGAGGCGAAGATGGGCTCTCACTATGGCATCTATGAGAGGCAGGGAGAAAAACGGTTCCCGGTCAAGGAATTGTTTGGTCCTGCCACCCCGCAGATGATGTACTCCAACGAGAATGTCATGGACTCCATCGAGGCGAAAATGGCCTCTACCTACGAGGAACGCATTGAGCACGAGATTGCACGAGTTTTGAATGGATGTGATATGACCAGTGTGGTTTTGCTTGAACAGCTGAAAGCATTCACCGAGAAAATCATGTCCGACATGATTCTTCCGGTGGCTATGCAGCAGGGTGATGCCGAACAGGCCTACCGCGCCCCGGAAGTCTATCTGATGCGGCTGCCCGACAGTCGTTCTGCAAAGAAGAAAGCCCCGTACATCATCCATCGGGTCATCCCGCTGGCAACGGAGCAGCAGCCCGGCAGCGAGGAGCGAACGGTGGTTTCTGTGCTACAACCCGGATGAACAGGAGGGCGACCTTGCTCTCTTGAACATGATGGAGCGGTTTCGTGTGGAATTGCTCAAAGTCCGCAAGGTAGGCGGCACTGGCACCGATGGAAGGCATCGGTATCAGTTTACTCTCGACATTTCTCCCGACCACAAGTTGGAAAGCATTCCTTATGACGAGGAATCGAAGCCCTACTATGCCGGAGAAATGATCACCTACTGGAAGCTGCCGACCGTGCAGCAAACGGAGGACATTGAATTATGGCGGTGAAAAAGACCGCGGCGGAACAGAACGCCGAAAACACCGTGAGCGCCGAGCCTGCACAGAGCAAGCCCGGCGTTTCTATTTACGTCGGCCCGTCCATTCTGGGCTACATCCAGAAAAACACGATTTACCCCTGCGCTGCTGCGGAGGCTGTAGAGCGTGATGATGTGAAGATTGCCACCGAGAAATATCCCGGTGTGGCAGACTTCATCATCAATGTGGACGAGCTGCATACCACGCCTGAAAAGGCAAAAGCACGCGGCGAGGCCGTCCTTGCATTTGCACGGATGCTCGCCAAATCCAAGTAAGGAGGAATACATACTATGGCAGATCATGGTATCAATGTCAGCCGCGCCGATACCGCCGTGGCGACACCGAACACCGCAACCTGCGGCATCCCCTTTGTCATTGGCACCGCACCGCTGTCTAAGGCGACCGGTACTGCTGCGACCGCTGGCCTCCCGGTGCTCTGCACCAGCTATGATGAGGCAAAGGAACAGCTGGGTTATGACGACGACTGGGCCAAGTACACCGTCTGTGAGGTGATGTACTACCACTTCAAGCTGTGCGCCTGCCAGCCGGTCATTTTCCTGCCCGTTGGCGAGACCGCCGAGGCTTCCGATGTGTCCGCCGCTGTTGAGCAGATTGAGCTGTGCTTGACCATGTTCGGCATTGTGCCCGACCTGATTATGGCTCCCGGCTTCTCCCAGGATGCCACCGTTGCAGCTGTTATGGACGCAAAGGCTGGCTCCATCAACGGCATGTTTACCGGCAAGGCTCTGGTGGACATTTCCGCAAAGACCTATACCGCTGCGGTTCAGGCGAAAAACAGCGGCACCTATACCGAAAAGACCATCCTGTGCTGGCCCAATGGCACCCTCGGTGATCTGCGTTTCCACGGCTCCACCGTCGAGGAAACCGATACCGGCAACGAGGGCATTCCCTATGAAAGCCCCTCCAACAAGACCGTTCACATCGACGGCCTGTGCGACGACGACGGCAACACCATCAACCTGACCTATAATCAGGCCCTTGTTGTTGATGCTGCAGGCATCTGCACCTTCCTGAACTTTATGGGCGGCTGGACCGCTTGGGGCAACCATACTGCGTGCTACCCCAAGTCCACGGATGTGAAGGACTACTTCATCCCGCTCAGCCGTATGTTCGACTACGTCTCCAACACCCTCATCAAGACGTTCTGGAGCAAGCTCGACAAGCCGATGAACCGTCGTCTCA